CCGAACACGTCGTCGCTGCCGAACGTCGACCAGCCGAACATCAGGATGTCCAGCGTCTCGCCGTCCGGCCCCTCGGCCGTCAGCGACCGGCCCGCCGTCGACAGCCGGCCGGTCTGGTACGCCTTCAGCAGTTCGTCGACCAGCTCGAACCCGCGCGTCGTCTCGCGCCGCACCACCACGCCGGCGTCCGGCCCACGGCGCTGCACCAGCCGCCGGTTCGCCTCGCGGGTAATCTCGTCGTGCTGGCTCACGGCTCGCTCCAAGTCCCGGCCGGATGATCCGCGACCCGGCGCGTCCAGACACCGCCGTCGTAGTAGCCGAACTCGATCTGCGCCGTCGGCCGCTCGTAGAGATAAGGTGGGTAGGCGACCAGCGACGGGAGGGCGAGGCTCCCGCCGAGCCATTGCTGGCCCGCACCCGGCCGGTACCAGACCCGGTAGACGCCGTCGGTCGGGTGGTGCCCGCAGAGCAGGTCGAGCCCGCCCCGCGACCTCCAGCCCACCATCCGCGTCAGTCCGGCGGCCGCCGCGCCGAGCGCCTGCGACGCCGTCTGCGACCAGTCCCGCGCCGCCACGCCCGCGCTGACGAAGCTCCGTAGCGTGCCGGCGTCGAGCGCGACGATCTCCCACCGCCCGTCGCCGCCCCGGAACACGACCGCCTGCGCACCGCCCGAGACGCTGGCGACCGGGTCCGTGTCGCCGTCGGCGTCCACCGCCACAAGCTGGCCGCCCGAGAGCCGCACGCCGCACATCAACCCGTCGGGCTGGTCGGCCGACAGCGCGATCAGCTCCGTCTCGTCCCGCAGCGCCGCGACCTGCGGGTCGGCCTCGCCGCCGCCGACGGCCGCGAACGAGTGGCCCAGATCGTCGGTCACCTCGGCCGCGATGCGCGCCTGCCGCACGACGAACCGGTCGCCCGCGGCCGCGCCCAGCGGCGGCCGGGTGAACGTCCCGGTCGAGCCGATCAGGATCACCGGCGTCCAGTCCTCGCCGTGACCCGCGCGGCGATGCACCCGCGACTGGCCTGCCTCGGTGCGCACCAGGTACTCGGTCCCGCTCGCCAGCCGCGTGACGTTGTCGCCGAACCGGCCCGCGCCGCGCCGTGCCGTCCAGTGGCCGATGCTCGCGTCGGTCGAATAGCCGGTCTCGGGATCGGCCGTGCCGTAGAGCGGGTCGCCTTCCGGCGCATCGTTCGTGAGTGTGCAGTAGCCCGAATGCTCGTCGCTCGAACTCCCGCCGCCGACGTCGAAATACGTGTAGTAGTCGGCCACGAGGTGGACCTGCGCCTCCGGCGCCGCCGGCGTCTCCGTCTCCTCGTCACCGCTGAACCAGGTGCCCGCCCACGCCCGCGTCACCGCCTCGAAGAGATGGTTGTGCGCCCGGCCCGTGGTCTGCCGCGTCACACCGCCGCCGTAGGTCGCGACGAAGGACAGCCAATGCTCCGCCCGCCACGGCCGCCAGGCGTTCCAGTCGATCTCGGTGACCTGGTGCCCGTCCCAATGTTCGCTCGGGATCTGGTAGCTCTGCCCGGCGAAGCTGATCAACCCGCCCTCGCCGACGGTCACCTGGTTCGAGCCGTTGCCCAGCGGGTCGCTCGACCCGGCGCTCCACTCCTTGACCGGCGACGACCCGCCGTAGCTCGCCCAGATGCGGAACAACCCGCGGCTCTCCCACGCCGGCGGGTTCGTCCCCGACGCCCAGTACGGCTCGAAGCTGTCGAACCGCCACTCGCCCCACTCCAGCAGAATCTCGTCGTCGACGGCGCAGCCGTAGGCGACGATGCTGAGCGTGACGGTCGTCGGCCCCTCCAGCGTCAGCGCGATCACCGACGCCAGCGCCGCCCCGTCGCCGTTCCGGCGCTCCGAGTTCGAGTGCTCGACCGTTTCTCCGAGCAGCGGCCCCATGCACGCCGCGTTGGTGCCGATCGCGTCCAGGCCGATGTCGGCGCCGGTCAACTCGAAGCGGAGCAGGTCGCTCATAGCACCGCCTCCGCCTCATAGCTCGACAGCCCCGCCGGCGCGTCCTTGACCCACTCCGTCTCCATCGAAAGCAGCCGCCACGTCCCCCGCCCGTCGATCGTCACCAGCGCGCCGGGCAGCAGCGTGTCGACGTACATCGCCTCGAACTTCGCGAAGATCCGCAGCTTCCTGACCCGCTCGAAAACCTGCCGGCAGACCCAGTTGACGACCTCCTGCCGCATCAGCGCCGGGTCGATGATCACCAGCCGGCGAAACTCCCCGACGTAGTTCGGGTTGATCGTCCCGATCAGGTCCAGCGTCGGGCGATTGATGCTGTCCCAGTCCGTCGCGAAGCTCAATAGCGGGCGCTTCGCCTTGTCGTAGCCGAGCACGAAGACCTCGTTGGCGAAGCCCTCCTCGGACAGCGCCTCCTCCCAGCTCGCCCGCAGAACGCGCGGGTAGTCGGACGTGCCGGCCAGGATGTCGGCCAGCTCGGTCTGCGGCGTCGACCAGTGGAACGTCACGCCCGAATGCGCCGTCGGCAGCGGCTCGGCGTAGAACAGCCCGTCCGGCCGGAACCGCAGCACGTCGCCGGCGCCGAACTGATCGCGCAGGTACGTCAGGATGTCCGCGATGCTCTGCTCGTTTCGGAACTCCAACCCCTCGTCGCCGTCGTCGTCCGGCTCGGGCAGCCGGTACCCGCCGGCGTAGATCACCGCCTCGGAGGCGTCCAGACCGGCCCGCAGCGCCACGTCGCGGTAAGCCTCCGCCAACAGCTTGCCGCCGTACGTCTCCGAGCCGGTCCACTTCTGCGTCGCGAACGCCTTCCACCGCGTCCGGGCGCTGAAGCTCAGCCGTTCCAGCGTCCGCGACGGGAAGCCCAGCGTCGGCCGGTCGGTCAGGAACGCCGCGCGCAACACGCCGCGGGGCTTCCACGCGCCCAACATGTTGGCCTGCACGTAGGGACTGACGCTGCCCCGCAGCGCGATCAGGTCGAAATCGAGCCGGCCGTCCTGGTCCGCCAGCGACAGCTTCTCGGTCACCCGCTGCACCGCGATCCCGTCGATCGCCGCCAGGTCCTGCGCCGCCGCGCCATCCGAGCCGGTCAACGGCGGGAACCAGACCCGCGTCGAGGTCACGTACAGATTCGGGCTGGTGTCCGAGGTCAGCGTCGCGTCGACCTGGTACCGAAAGTCCTCGTACGGCGCGTCGCCGAGACTGCTGCCGTCGCCGTCCAGCACGGTGATCGTCGGCTCCGCCGGCGGCTCTTCCTCACCAGTCACGTTCGGCGCGATCCAGCGGAACGACGCCTCGGGCTCCTGCGTGCTGGTTTCCGGCATCCGGATCGCCGCGTGCTGAAAGCTGAGCGTCGTATCGTGTCGTTCCGGCGCGAGGAACACCGCGACGTGCCCCGTCGATTCGATGCTGACTTTCGCCGCTTGCAGCGCGAACTTCGGTGACCGGTCGCCCGCGGCCTCGTCGAACGCCAGGATGCCGGTCTCCCGCACCGCGTCCCCGAGCCGCCGCACCGCCACCGCCGTGCCGATGTTGTAGACGTACAGCGTGTGGAACCGGCCGAACCACTCCTCCTGGGGCCAGAAGCTCTGGAACCCGATCGTCTCGGCGGCCTCGCCATCACCACGCAGCAGCTCGGCCACGCCGTCTGACAGCTTCAGCGTGAACCCGCCGCCGAACTTGACCCGGATCTCCCGCGCTTGTCCTGAGCCTGTCGAAGGGGCCTGCCAGATCAGAAACGAGAAGAAGAAGCCGTGACCTGCCGCCAGCTCCGTCGCCGACGTGGCCGTGAACTCCCCCTCGGCCGTATGGATCGGCCACCGCTTCGTCGTCGTCGGCACCGTGCCGTAGACGTAGTCCGCCACGGGATCGCCCGACAGGCTCCAATTCAGCGGGTCCTCGGCGCTCCAGGTGACCTTCGGGCAGGCGAACCCTGTCAGCGGATCGATGCTATGCGCGGCGCCGGAAAGGTCGTCCTTCACGTCGCCCGGCTTGTGCTGAATGCCGAACCCGCGCTCGAAAACCACGTTGCGCGGCACCTTGAGCCAGAGCTGATGGGCGGGCATCAGGAATCCTCGATCAGCCGCGCGGTCTCCAGCGCCTCGCGCCGCAGCCGCTCGTCCACCGCTCCGGCGATGATCCGCGGCTGCTGCGAGCGCCCGTTGCGGATCGCGTACGCCACCGGATCGTCGTCGCCCTGTCCTGAGCCTGCCGAAGGGCCGCCGGTGCGCCGAGCCTGCTGCAGGATGTCGGAGATGCGGCCCATATCGCCGCCGATCACCGCCTCCTTGAGCGCGTCTTTGCCAGCCTTGCTGCCCTCCATCTGCTCCCGGAGGACCTCGTTCCGGATGCGCTCGGCCTCGACCACCTGGCCCTGCCTGGCCAGCTCCGCGGCGTGCCGGAGCTGCAGGCCCTGCTGCTTCTTCTCCAGCGCCGCCTGCGTCTGCGCCGAGGCCCCCTGGATCTTCGCCCGCTCGGCCATGATGTCCGCCAGCGTTGCGGCGTCGCCACTCTTCTGCAGCCGCGCCTCCTTCGCCTGTTTCTCCGCCTCCTCCCGCTGCCGGCGCTTCTCCTCGCGGATCGCCCGCTGCTTCGCGATCTCGTCGTCGAGCAGCTGGCTGCGCTCCCGCTCGGTCTCAAGCTGCGTGCGCTCTAGCTCCGTCGTGTCGCCGGTGATCGCGGCCAGCGCCCGGGCGGTTTCCTCGCGCGCGGCCCAGAACGCCTCGTGGGCCGCAATAACCTCCTGGAACGCTTGGCTTTGCTGGCCCTGACCGGCCAGCGAACGGCCTTGCTCGGCTTGCCAGATCCCGGCCTCGGCCCGGACCATCTTGCCCGCGCCTTCGCGCTGAATCTTATCGATCTGCGCCTGGCGCTGTTCCTCGGCTGCCTTCTTGGCTTCGTCCGCGGCCTGCTTCGCCGCTTCGCTGGCTTCCTGCTGCGCCTTCGCGGCCGACTCCGCCCGCTCCGCCTGCAACTGCAGGCTGGCCGCGCCGCCTTGCAGCCCCGCGATGTCGTCTTCGAGCCGTTTCTTCTGCGCTTCAAGCCCAGCGGTGTCACCACCGGCTGCGCCGCTCTTCGGCCGGAAGCCGACCCAGCCGGACGGTAGCTTGCTCTGACTGCCCTGGTTCTGGAACGTCGATCCTGCGTTCGGGGCCCCGGCCACCTTGCCCTGATCCGTGACCATCATCGCGTGCCAGCCGGCGTCGCCGCTGAACGCACCGACGCCCGACTTGTACGGCTTCGCGACGTAATCGCCGGGCCGCAGCGCCGCGCCGGGAGACAGCCGTTGGAAGCGGTCAGGATGCTCCAGCATCGCCTTGCTGGCCTGCGTCGTGACGGTGTATACCTGGCTCAGCACGCCGGCCTCTTTGTAGATCGTGCTGACCGCTTCGGCGCATTGAAGCTGCTTCTTGTTGAACACCCGGCCGGACTCGACCGCGTCGCCGGCGATCCGCGCCGCGGCCTGGGTCTTGTTGGTCTGCTCCGCAGCGGCCGCACCGCCGGCCTTGATGATCCGGAGCTGTGCGTCGACCGCCGCGAGCTGTTCCTGCTTCGCCTTCAGCAGCTTCTCGTCGGCCTCGGCCTGCAGCTCCGCCGCCGTCTTCTGCTTCTTCGCGGCGGCCGAACCGCCGCCCGACTTCCCGTCGCCGCCGAGGCCGGACAACGCCTTCTCTAAGTCGGCAGGCAGCCTCCCCTGACCAGCCTTTGCATCCTCCCGCTGCTTCTTCAGCGCGGCTCGCTCGGCGGCGCTCAACAAAGTGGGCTCGGCGAACTTACGTTGCTCGTAATCCTCCCGCTGCAGCGCCCCCTGGGTCCACTTCGGCAGCGCGGCGCGTTCGCGCTCCTCCCGTGCCTGGCGCTCGGCCGCTGTGGCGCTGGGGTGATGGATATCGAAGGCCCGCATCTTGCTGTCGAGCAGGGCCTCGCCATAGACAGTCTTCCAGCGGTCCAGACCGGTCGGCAGTTGAGCGGAGTCGACCGAAAGCCGCTTCAAGGCATCAGCGGTGAGGTACCCCTGCGCCTCCATCTCGCGGAGCTTGTCGTTGTAGTCGTCCATCCCCTGAAGCGCCCGGTTGTTGGCCCGGTCCACCTCGTTGATCATATATACCAGGCCGCTCGCGGCGATCGCCACAGCCCCGAACTTCGCCGCGTTCAGCGCGGTGTTCAACCGGCCTTGAGAGGCCGCCGCCGCGTCGGTGTGCGTTCTGAGAATCGCGAGATTGGCCCGGTACGCGACGACGGCCGCATTGACCTTGAAGTAGGCTCCGCCGGCGACCAGCAACACCGACGTCGCGGCGGCGGTCGTCCGTCCAAAGCGAGCCGTGCCGCTGTCCGCGTCGCCTAGCTTCTTGACCAGGCCGCTGGCTGCATTGGCCACGCCGATCACCGCCGGCGCCAGCTCGTTCCCGAACACGGTGGCGGAAGTCTGGGCCGTGCTGATCAGCGCGTCGATCGCCCCGTGCAGCCCTTCCTGCTGCCGCGTCGCGCTCTCCACCGACGCGCCCGCCCGGCTGACCATCTTCTCGTACTTGTCGACCCCCGCCGCGCCCTCGTCCATCAGCGCCGAAGCGACCCGGTAAGCGTCGTTGCCGAAGATCTGCTTCAGGGCGGCCGTGCGGTTGGCTTCCGACAGCCCGCCCAGCTTCGTCTTCAGCTCTTCGGCGATCGTCGACATGCTCTTGAACTTGCCAGCGCCGTCCGCCAGCTCGAGGTTGTGGGCCTTCATCGCGTCTTTGGCCTGGTCGCTGTTTCCGGACAGCGACAGCATGAAGGTCTTGTAGGCCGTGCCGGCGTCCGACCCGCGCATCATGTGGTCGGCCATCAGCGCCAGCGTGCCGATCGTCTCGTGCATCGGCCGGCGCAGATCCTGCGCCGCGCCGCCGCCCATCCGCAGCGCAGCGCTCAGCTCGCCGAAGTTCGTAGCCGAGCCGCTGGCGGCCGCGGAAATGGCGTCCATCGCCGACAGCGACTGGTCCGCCTGGAGGCGGAAGGTCTTCAGGACATCGATCATCAACTCCGCGGACTCGACCATCTCGGTCCCGCCCACGATCGCCCCCGCCGCCGCGCCTTCCGCCGCGCCGCCCACGATCTGCGCCGGCGTCAGTCCGCCGGTCGCCAGCGCCGCCTGGCCCCGCCCGACATCCGCCGCCGACAGCGCCGTGAAGCGGTTGTCGTTGCCGAGATCGAGCGCGTTCTTACGCAGCGCCTTCATCTCGTCGGAACTCGCCCGGGTCCGGGCCGAGACCAGCCCCATCGCCCGGGACAGCGACATCGACTCCTTGACCGCGAAGCCCATCGCGCCGATGCCCACCGCGCCGACGCGGATCAGTGAGGTGCCGAGTTTGTCCACCTCGGCGGTCAGCGCCCGGGCGTGCTCCTTCGCCGCGCTCATATTGGCGAGTTTCTGGTTCAGCGCGCCGACGCCGCCGGCCGCGTCACGGGCCGCGCCGACCAGCTCACGGTGCGACGCCGCCAGCTCCGACGCCGAGCCCCGCGCCTTGCTCTGTGCCGCGGCCAGGGCGTCGACCCGCGCCGCCGCGGGGTTGATCCCCGCCGCGAGCTGCGAGCCGCTCTGCCGCATTTTGTCGAGCGCCGCGGAGGTGTCCCGCAAGCCCTTGACGGCTTGCGAGCTGTCGACGTCGATCAGCAGGCCGACCTTCTCCGCCATGTCTCACCTACCCGGTGCTGCTCGCGTTGCCGGTGTCAGATAGCACCAGGGCCGCCCTCGCGGGCGGCCCTGGCTCAGGAGCGGGATGGACCCAGCTTGCTGGGTCGGTTCCGTGTTGCTTGCGCAACCTGTTCAACGCAACTCGTACCCGTGCATCTTCGCCACGGCCGCGTTCGACAACGGCGGCCAGAGGCCTAACCGCCGATCTTCGCGATAGGCTCCGAAGGCTTGTTCGTATCGGACGTGGAGCTCGCAGGGGAATCGTCCGAGCCGGTGGACGCACCAGAGCCGGAAGGTCTGCCACTCGGCGGCGTGGCCGACGGCTGCCATCCGGCGAAGACGCTCCCACCGGGCAAGTTTCCCAGTTCGGCCCACACATCGTTGCGGTAGCCGAGCAGCGCGTCCACGTACGTCAGCAGTCGCGTCCGGTTCCCCGGCGCCACCTCCCGCCAACGCTGCCACGATCCGGACGGATGGAGCGGCTTGGCGTCGGGCTCCGGGCCGAGCCGGCACGCTTCGCAGAGCTCCAGCCCCTGGAACAGATCGACGTCGATCCGCGCTTCGTCGCCGGAGCCGACCTTCGCGGCCTCGGTGATGTCATCGAGCGTGTCCGTGTGCAACCGATGCACCCAGATGCCACCGGGCACCGGCGCGAACGCATCGTCCACAAACACCGCTGTGTGCCCGTCGTTGTACGACCGCAGCGCGGCCGGATCGACAACCGCCAGCTTCTGCTCCTGATGCATCCGCGTCTCCTGTGTTCTGGATGATTGCGGGTTGCGCGCTAGAACGGCCGCACGCAATCCGCAACCTGCAACTCGCAACCCGTAACCGCCGTTAGGTGAACGTGATCGTGCCCGAGCTGGAGAACGTACCATTCTCCATCGCGGCGCCCTTGCCGGGCAGGGTGATCGTGACCTGGTCCACGTTGAACAGCCCGTTGCAGATCTCGCCGGCGCTGTCCTGGAAGCTGAGGTACACCGCTTCCTTGTCCTCGAACGCCTTCTTGATCGAGGTGATGAACTTCTTCGTCGCATTCACGAACTTGTTGACGGTGATCTTGCCCTGGCCGACGGTCACCTTCTCAACCACGTAGTCGTCGTCGTTGGCCGTCAGTTCGACCTTCTGGCTGCTCAGATCGAGGTTGCAGCCCTCCATGTCCGAGGCCGCATAGACGTCGGAAGTGCCGGACGTGCTGCCAATGAACACCTTCGCGTTCTGCCCGGTCAGTCGATCAGTCGGTGATGTGCCCATCGCATTCCTCCACGATCACGTCCGTCTCACGGTAGCAACCGGAGCCCACCAGGTGCTCCGGCACGATTTGCGGCTCACGGGTCACCCGCAGGTGCGTCTGGCTGTCCATCCAGCCCCGCTCCGCCAGCTTCGAGCCGGGCTTGATGAACACGCGGCAATGCCCCGGCGGGATCGGCTCGGATGCGGTCTCCGGGGCTGTCTCGGATGCGGTCTCCGGGGCAGGCACAAGGCCAGCCCCTACATCGTCACTCCGCTTCGCCATCGTCAGCCTCCCGTAGGGGCTGGCCTTGTGCCTGCCCCGTCTCCGCCGCGTGCGCATGCCACGCTGCCTGCCGCCGGTGCCAATCCGCACGCTGCACGTACCGCAGGTCCGCCGGCGGCTCCATCCAGTGCGTCACCCGCACCGACGGCGCGAAATGCGGCTGCAGCCCGGCCGCCCGGAGCTGCGCGCAGAAGGGCTCATCCTCGCCCTCGGCCGCGATCTGCGACGCCGGCACCGACAGATACCCGCGGCCGTCATCGAAACATCCGCGATCGAGCAGCACGCAGGCGCCGGTCAGATCGCACGGCCGCACGCCCGGCGTGTCCGGATGCTCCCACGCGAAGAAATCGTGTTCGAGGTAGCGCCGCCCCTCGCCGTTGTCCCGCCAGTGCATCACATTCGTGTGGTGGTACGGCGCCCCCGCGTGATTCCGGAGCACCGCCGCCAACATCGCCGCCTGGTGCTGCTCCGAGAGCGCCACCAATCGGCTCAGCGTGTCCGACGCGGTCTGGACGTCGCTGTCCACGCTGAAAAACTTCTGCTCGTCCCGCGCCAGGCCGATCCACGCCTGGCGCGCCTTCGCGAACGCGGAGTAGTCCCTGGCGTCGTCGACGCTGCGGAGGTTGTTGTCCGCCAGCGTCCCGAAATCTTGCCGCGCGATGACCACCCGCCCGAAGCCCTCGCGCTTCGCCAGGTCGCCCCACCAGCGGCACGCCTCGAAGGTCCCGTCCTGGCTGTCGTTGACCAGGATCGCCAGCGTCAGGAGGTGCCGCGGATAGTCGGCATCGAGCAGCCCGCCGAGCCACAGCGGAATGCTCCACTCCCGGTCCCGCACCGGCCCTCCCGCCATGACCTTCGGCATGGCCTCAGCTTGCTGAGGCAGTTTCGACTCCACCGCTTCGCTCCTGTTGTTTCCGCCCCGCCCGTAGCGTCTGTCACGTCGCCGCCGCACCCTCCAAACGCAACCGGCGGCGTCTAGCTAAGCTAGACGAGCATCACATCACGTCGCCCCAGTCCCTGAAGCCCGAGACCTCGAACACCACGCCGACGAACCGGGTCAGTGACCGTCCCGGCGGCGGGCCTGGCAACAGCCGCTGCGGACGCACCGTGTAGCCCCACGAATCGCTCGCCGCCTCGATCGCCGCCACCGCGTGGGGCACCGCGTCGGCGATCGTCTCCATCAGCTCCGTCTTGCTCCCCGCACCGAAGGTCAACACCAGCAGCACGTAGACGGAAAAGTCGCTCCCGTCGGCCGTCCGGACCTCGATGTCGACATCCTCCGGCTCGATCCAGTCCCACCAGCCGAACGGGAAGTCGACCTCCGGCACGTCGTCCGGCTCGTAGTCGAACCAGTGCTGCAGCTCGGGCAGACCCTCGTCCACCCACCGCGCGTTGATCACGCCCTCCGCCGCCTGGAACCAGTCGACGATTTCGGCCAGATAGCTGAGCTTCGCCATGTCGTACCCAGGCCGCGCAGGCGGCCTTCGCTCTTGCCAGCCAGGCGTTCACGCCTCGGCCCACGCCTCGCCACATCGTCACCACTGCTTGTCCCGCACCTTACCGGTCACGTCGCCGAAGTGCCCCACCGGCGCCGCGGTCGTCGCCCCGGCCGCGATCCCGTCGCCGATCCCGCCGGCCAGGATCCCGGCGACCAGCGCGTCGGCCTGCTTGCGCCAGACCTGGCTCTGCCGCGTGTTGGCCTGCTCGTCCTTGCCCGGCGGGTACCGCACGTCGTAGACGTCGGCCCGCACCCGCAGTCGGGTGATCTGCCCGCACAACGCGTACAGGTCCGGGCTCTTCGTCTCGTTGACCGGCGTCAGCACCACGCCCGCGAGCTGCCCGTCCAGCGCCGCCGACCAGTCGCCGAGCCAGCTCTCCACCGTGGCCGTCAGCGGCTCGTGCCGCGTCGGGTCCCACTGCGCGGAGGGAAACGACTGCTGGATCTCGGCGACGGTCGCGTACATCGTCTCTCCGCCTCACCCGGTTGCAGGTTGCGGGTTGCGGGTTGCGGACGCGGCGGGCCGTTGCCGTTCGCAACCCGCAGCCACTAACCCGCAACCCGTGACTAGTTGTCCACCAGCGCGGCGCGCCGCCAGTTGCCCGGGCCGAACTGCCCGAACGCCTTGACCTCGAGCAGCTTGTCGCCGCTCCGCTCGGGATGATCCTCGAAACTGGTGGTCGCGCCCAGCAGCTCCGTCCAGAGCAGCGCCTGCAGCTCGCCGCCGGTCTCGAACGCGGCCCAGTCCACCGCGCTATCGGCCCAGTCGGGGTTGATGATCACGGTCTTGATCTCGCCGGACCAGTCGGCGTCGCCCTCGGCCTGATTGCCCCGGGTGACCACCCGGAAGCTGTTGATCAGCGTCGGGTTCGGCGGGATCACCACCGTGTCGATCGCCGGGCTGCCGATTGCGTTGCCGCGGTCGTCGGTGAACACGGCCTTCGTCGCCTGCACCTTCGCCAGGTCGGTGGCAATGTTGGCCGCCGAGGTGCCCGCGCCGGAGATGATGTTGCTCTGGCTCTGCTTCCCGTCCTTGTGGGTCGCGCTGAACAGCGGCTTGCCGTCGTAGCCGGTATAGCTGCCGTAGTTGCTGACCACGTCCCGCAGGTTGTCCGCCGCCCAGGCCGCCGCCGCCACCGCCATCTCCCCGACGCTCGGCAACAGCGTCCCGACCTTGCCGGTGATCAGGAAGATCTCGGCGATCGGCAGCGACATGTAGAACTTCTCGTTGCTCAGGCTGTGGGTGTAGAGGCTGATGTCGCTGCGGACATCCTCACCCTTCTGCCGCTTCATCCGGGGCGTGCCGCCCGGCCAGGCAAAGTTCTCCGTCAGATCGTCCGACGGGATCTTCTTCCCGAGCTGCAGCCAGATCGGGTCCGGCTGCGCCTTGTAGATCTGGCCGAAGTAGCTGTTCAGCTTCTGGAACGCTACCGCGGCCTCGCGCTCGCTCGCCATCGCATGCTCCTCACATCGTCGTACGGGCTGGCCTGGAGCCTGTCCTGAGCCCCGTCGAAGGGCCTGCCCCGGTCCCGCCGCCGTGGTCGCCCCGGGGCGGGGACGAGCCCCGCCCCTACGGGCGCCTTATCACGGGTCGATCAACACGCCCTGGGCCTTCAGCGCCGTCACGACGGCCGCCAGCGTGGTCCGCAGCGCCCGCACGTCGTCGCCGATCTTCTCGGCCTCGGCCTGGGCCAGCAGGTCGGCCGCGTGGATGGCCCGCACGTCGTCGCCGATCTTCTCGGTCTCGGCCTGGGCCAACAGCATCGCGGCGTGAACGTCCCGCACGTCGTCGCCGATCTTCTCGGCTTCGGCGGCCAACGCGGCCAGGTCCGCGGCCGCCGCCGCCGCCGTGCCGTCGGTGCTGGTCAGGGCGCCCGGAACAGCCGCCGCCGCCGTGCCGTCGGTGCTGGTCAGGGCACCGGGGACCGCCGTTGCGGCCGTGTTGTTGGTGCTCGTGGCCGCGGCCGGATCGGCCACTTCCTGCGCCACCACGAACAGCCGCGCCCGCCGCTGATCGACCCACACCTCCGTGGTCGACTTGAACTCGGTGATCTGTCCGACCTTGACCAGGTTCGTCACGCCGGCGGCCAGCGCCACCGTCGCGTCGTCCTCGATAAAGACGTCCTGACCGACATCGGTCTGGGCGAAGCCCACGCCGGTGCAGAGCAGCTCGTCCGTGGTGTTCACCAGGACGGTCATGTCGCCGTCGCTGCCGTCGGTGTTGTCCGCCGGTTCCTCGGCGAACCCGGCATACTCGTCGCCCGCGGTGTCCGCGGCCGGGACGGCGTAACCCGCCCGGACGTTGACGTGGGCGCCCTTGAAGATCTCCACCCCGCCCTTGACCGGGATCGCCACCCGCCCGGTCTTGCGGTACTCGATCAGTGCGTTCTCGGTCAGCGCCGCCATGTCGTGCTCTCCCTGGAGCCAGCTTGCTGGCTCGGTCCCATCGCCTGCTGCATGGTCTCGTCATCGATCCCGTGCGTCTCGGCGAACTTCTGCATCTCGGGGTCCGCGGCCGCCGGCTTCGGCTTCAGCCGGTCCAGCCCAACCTCGCCTTCGAGGTACGCGTGCAGCCCGCTCAGCGCCTCACCGAACCGCTGCGCCAGGGCGGGGTCAACGTCGTGGATGTCCGCAGCCAAGTCGGCAAGCGCCTCGCGCCCGGCCGGTGCCAACCGATGCTCGCCGAACTTCAGCCCGGCGACGCGCTCGCTGAACTGGAGCCGGGTCTGGGCCCGGCGCTGCTCGGCGAACTCCTGCCGCTCCTGCGCCAGCGCCGTCTCGCGCTCCGCCAGCGCCGCCTCCCGCTCGGCGAACTGCTGCGGGCCCGCCTCGCCGAACTCCAGCTTCTCGCGCGGAACCAGGACCTCGACGACCTGCTCCTCGGTCTCGTCGCCGTCGGCGGGATCGCCCTCGGCCTGTACGGGCTGGGCTTGTCCCTGCCCTGGGGCGGCCTCTTCGGGGGCAGGCACAAGGCCGGCCCCTACGGCGCCTTCCTCGACCGCTTCCGCGGGGATGGTCGCCTCGACCGTCTCGTCAGCCATGATGTCGCTCTCCTCTCCCCTCTCCGCCTGCGGGGAGGGGCCGGGGGTGGGGTTGTGCCCGACGACGATCACCGTCGGGTGCGGGTCTTCGCGATAGTGCTGCACGGTCGCCGGCGGCAGGCTCCGGAACTCCGGGCGCATGACCAGCGAGAAGCCGTCGAAAACGTTGCGGTGGGTCAGGCCGGTGACCGGGTCGGTCCAGGTCGGCCAGAGGTTCGGCGAGATGAACGGGAACGTCTGCTCGACGATCGCGCCGACGCCGGTCGGCGTGTACTCGCCTTCGGCCCATAGCCCGTCCGGCTCTTCAAAGACGCGGTAGACCCACCCGCCGGCGCCGCGGCTCTCATCGTGGTCGATCTCGACCGGCGCGGCCCCGTGGTAGGTCTTCACGCCGGCCCGGAAGTTGGCGGCGTATTCGGCGATGTCGGCTTGGTCGATGTCGACCGGGCCGTAGACCGGGTGGTTCTCGTGGTGGATCGGCACGACCAACTGCCGGAACCGGCCGGCGCTGGGCTGCGCGGCCTGGACGGCGATCTGAGCTGTGTCGGGCACCACCACATGAGTCCCCTGGTGCCCCAACGCCGAAGGGCGCGGCAGCACCATACGGTACCGCCGCGCCCTTCGCGCAGCTCAGCAAACCACGGGTCAGTCTAGCACCGGGGATCTTGGGGTGTCAAGGGGGTGCTACGGGGCAGGCACAAGGCCGGCCCGTACGGGCGCCCCTTGTGGGCGCCCTCCTCCCCGCCACAGCTTCAAGCCTTGCCCTCCGCCGCCGCCTTGATCCGGTCCCGGAACGCCTTCACCCACCGGCTCTTCTGCTTCACCGTCAGGCTCGCGAACGCCCGCCGTGGCAGCCGCTTCCGCGGCCGCGTCGATTGGTGGAACAGCGCGTAGGGGCTCTCGACGGTCAGGCTCAGGCTGGTCGGCGTGATCACCGTCGCCGGACCCGTCGCGGCCGCGCGGAGATCGCCGCTGCGCTGCAGGATCTTCGTGCCGGGAAAGTGCTTCTCTTTCCAGGCCGCGTACCCCTTCTTCAGCGGCAGCCAGGCCGGGATCGCGTTACCTTCCTCGTCGGTGCCGGCCTCGTGGGCGCCTTCGCTGTCGAACCTCTTCGCCATCGTGGCCGACCAGTCGGCGGCGATCGTCTTCCAGACCGGCGTCCAGTCGGTCACCGAGCCGAGCATGCCGTGGATCTTCCGCGACAGCTCCCGGTCGCCGTCGATGTCGAAGCTCATGTGGAACGTGCCGGACGTGTTCATGCGCTGCCCATCCGCTCCCGCATCGCGTCACGGAACTTCAGCTCGGCCTCGATCGCGGCCGGGTCGGCGTCCGGCAAAGGCTCGAACCGCAAGCCGCCGTCGCCGGCGACGGGCGCCTGATGGTCGTCGAGGCTCTTCCAGATCGCGTCGGGAATGCCGGCGGGAAACGCCGCGCAGACCCTGTCCTGCCCGGCGTAGTGGCGGCAACGGAAGCAGATTGGCGATGGACCGATCATTTCACCCTACCGAACGAAGGCGCGGAGCGTAGAGTTCCCTCAGAATGGCTTTCTCACCTCGTACCGCAGCTTTTCCCGCAGCCCGTTGACATACGGCGCCCAGGTGTCCCGCGGCATGGTGTGCATCACGGTGAAGCCCTCGGCAAAGCCCTCGGTCGGCGACGTCGCTGCGTAGCCGCCGATGCCCTGCGCAGGATGCTGCTCGGTGATGTGCTGCGACACGTCCGCCCAGAGATTCGGCCGCTTCTGCTGCAGCCAGAGCCGGTAAGCCTCACCGAACTCGTGCGCGATCACCGCCTCGTGCGGGTCGGCTGGGTAGCGGCCGGCTGTGACGTCCCGCGCCCACGCCTGCCGGAGCCAGTCGGGGTCCTTCCACCAACCGCCGTTCAGGCTCATGACGCGCGTCTGCTCGTTCAGCGCGCCGAAGCCGAGCGGGTTGCGGGTCGCGCCGAACTCCTCGTAGCTGAGCACCTGCAGCCGCGGGATCGAGGCCTCGACGTCGCGGTAGAGCCGGCCCAGCTCGTCCAGCTTGGCCAGCCCGGCCCGCACGCTCTCCAACTCGCCTTTGGCCAGGTCGAACGTCATATGCGGGAACCGCTGCACCGCCCAGGCCTCCATCTCGGAGATCGTCTCGGCCTTCTTCAGCGTCTTCAGCTTCAGGGTCTCGAACTTCGGACCCGTCGTCGTCACCCCGGACTGCTTCACGCTGCTGTCCAGCCCGTCCAGCTCGTACCGCGGCCGGCGCCATTCCACCGTCCCCGGCTCGCCCGCCTTGCCGCGCCGGAAGGTGAAGTCCCTGCCCGTCGGGCCGGAGGGGACCTTCAGCGCGGTGTACTTATCGGGATTGGTGACGAAGTGACCGTGGCTCTCGATCAGGTCGCGCATCTCCTCCGACTGGGCGTCCGCCGGCGTGAACCAGTCCACCGCGCCGACCTCGTCGTCGCCGACCCCGGTCCAGATGCAGTCGCAGTTGATGTGCAGCGGCGGGGTGAACCGCCTCGCGTCGTCGCTGTCCGCCCGAAAGACTTTGCCGTCCAGCGCGAGGCAGAGCGGGCAGGTGTCGCCCACGGCGCTGAACGCGACGCGCTCGGTGCCGGAGCCGCTGGCCACCGCCAGGCGGGTCTCCTGCTGCGTCTCGGTGACCAGCACCTGCCCGGCCATCCGCAGCGCCAGCTCCAGGTCTTCGGCGAACATCAGCAACCCTGTCCTGAGCCTGTCGAAGGGCGCAGCTCGGGCGGCACGCCGAAGGCGTCGTAGACGGCCGCGGCGACGGCGATCTCGCGGAGTTCCCGCTCGATGAGCACGTCGTTGACGATCGCGGTGACCGTGGCGAAGCCATCATCGATCGGGATGCCGTCGTCGATCGGGATGATCGTACAGGGGCAATTCGCGTGCTCGGGACCGGGCTCGATCGGGACGTGCGGCCGGATCGGCCTCAGCACCGGCTGGAACTCGGCGCGCTTGCGCCTCAGCCATTCAGATCGCGTCATGCGTCGTCTCCGTTCACGTCGATCGAGAACTGCAGCCCGAAGAGCCGCGCCCGTTCACCACGCAGCCACCGCCGGATCGTCGTGACGGAGATGGTCACGTCGCCCTCGATCACCGCCGGCGGGGCCTCAACCTTCTCAGGGTCGTCGTCGCCAGTGACACGGTTTGCGCTCCGGTTGCGCCAGGCCGCGCAGGCCTGTCCTGAGCTTGTCGAACGGGCGGCCTTAGCTCTTCCCAGCCGGCCGTTCACGGCTCGGCCCTGGGCGCCCCATTGACCCCGTCCACTGCCGTCTTCGCCTCAGCCCGCAGATCGTTCCGCAGCCGCACGTCCACCGCTTTCGCGAACGCCGACGCGAGCTGCCCCAGCGGCTCGCCCCGCAGCGCGGCGCCGACCACCGCGAACCGGGTGCTCTCAGCCAGGTGAGCCGCGACATTTCGGCCCTTTGCGACCTCGGCGGCCGCCGGCGCCGGGTCCTGTAGGGGCGCTGCTTGCTGCGCCCCTGTCTCCTCGGCATACCGCAGCGCCGCCTGCACCCGCACGCCGGCGACGAACCTGGCGATGCCCGTCGCGAGGTCATCGACCAGCGCCCGGTTCGGCGCGATCTCGGCCAGCCGCGCATCGATCGACTCCCCCTCTCCGCCTGCGGAGAGGGGGCCGGGGGGTGAGGTCTGGGCGAGGTCGACCTGGCGCAACAGATTGCTGAGCAGCGCCTCGAGACGCGGCGTCATCTCTGCCTGCCACTCATCCCGCGCGGCCGCTCCGTCCGCCTTCACCCGTGACACGGCGGTCTGCACGTCGGCCTCGGCGAAGCTGTGGCGGTCGTTGCCGTTCCTGTTCCCTGGCATCGGCGCCCCTTCCCGCCGGCTATCCCCATCCGGCAGCCGCAAGCCCTCGCGCATCGCCTGCTGGCGCTCCTCCGGGTCCTCGGGCAACAGCTCCTTGCCGTCGGCCACCGCGCCGATGAACCGGCCGGCCTGCTCCTGGTTCTGATGCGAGCCGAAGACGTCGCGGATCGGCTGGAACTCCAGCTCGGGGTACGCCTTCTCGTCCAGCTCGCGGCCCGCGTTGTAGTCGCAGTGCCGCCGGATCAGGTGGCGGTTGAAGACCCCGGCGATCATGTCCGCCAGGGCGGACCAGGCCATGATCGAGAAGTCCATCAGGTCGCCACCCAGCTCCGTGGTGCCGGTGCGGGTCGAGCCGAGCTGCATGAAGCTCGACAGGCCGGCCCGCAGAAAACACCCCTCGTGCCACTGGATGTAGTCCAAAAACCCGATCTGGTCGTCGCCACCGAGCTTCACGCCGTTGACCAGGTCCCAGCCGTAGGGCATCACCAGCCCGGACGCCTCGTGACGGCGGATCGCCGACAACAGGGAGCGGAACCCCTCCAGGTCCTTCAGCTTGGCGTCCTTCGGCGCCTTACCGATCGGCACGCCGACCATGCTGTGGTCGAGCCCGATGTCGGCGAACCCGCAGAGCATGTTGATGCTCTCGTAGTTCCGATACGCCGGCCGCAGAATGCTCCGGCCGTGGTACTGCCGCCGGCGCAGGCGGTACGGGAACAGCAACATTTTCTCGATCGGGATCAGAATCTCGATCTCGTCGCCTGTCTCCGGGTCGAGACCCTTCTGCAGCACGGCCTCCAGCCCGCCGTCGGGCGCCGGGAGGTACTCTTCGATGCTCGCCGGATCGCGGTCCGCCAGGCGCCGGACCAGCAGACCTTCGTCCGTCTCTTTCCAAACGATCTCGAACGGGGCCTGGCCGTAGAGCGCCGACCCGCACGCGTTGTAGAGTGTCTCGCGCCAGGTCGTGGACATGCCTTTCGTGCCGAACAGGCTGGTCTCGACCTGCCCGCGCAGCTTCGCGTCACCGCCCTTCAGCGTCGTCTCGGCCGAGAGGATCGGCAGCGTCACGCATAGCTCGATGACGGCCGCCTGGCTGCTCGCCAGGAGCATTTCGTCAACCTTTTCGAACCACGCCCGCCCGGCCAGCTCCGCGTTGTAGCTCGGCACCGAGACGCCGTTCTCCACCGTCCCGCCGGGGATGCCGACCTCTTGGGTCAACACCGCGTTGGACAGCCGGGTCACCATCTCGCCGAACGACCGCATGGCCTGTCCTGAGCCCTGTCGAAGGGCGCGCGCGATACGCTGGACTGGCCCGCCCTGGTTCCGGCTATTCGTGCGCGCCATCAGCGACCTCCCAACAACCGTTTCAACAGCCCCGGACGCCCGATATTCGTGTCCCGCACGAGGTACTGTTCGAGGTCTTGCTCAAAGCTGTCCGAGATCTCCGACCCGTCCGGCTCGCCCTCGGCCGCCCGGATCGCCATCGCGAGCGCCATCACGCCGTCGTCGTGATAGCCCTGCGGCGCCGAATAGGTCGGGTTGCCGTGGCTGGTCACGCCCCGCTCGTAGCTCAGTAGCTCGTTGACCAGCACGCCGCCCAGCGGATCGGTGCTCGGCCAGATCTCCACGCGGTGGAACTCGAACGCGGCCGCCGCCTGCATCACCAACGGGCCCTTCGACGCCCCGCTCGTGTCGAACAGCTCGACCTCGATGCTGTACTTGCTCTGCATCCAGGAGCAGTACACCGCCCCGAAACTGTTCGCCTCGGCCAGCGTCCGGCGCGGCCGGAAGTGGAGCAGGATCGCCGCCAGGCGGTCGATCTGTTCCTCGTCGGAGATCCGCCCCCAGCGGTCCATCCACACCAGCCGCAAGTCGTTGTTGGGCAGCTTCATCAGCACGATCGGGAAGGTGTAGTCAGCGCCCGACCGCGCGAAGTCGATGCCCATGAAATAGTCGGCGCCGGCGATCAGCCGCGGCATGCCCTTCTTGTCGACCTGGCGCTCCGCCAGCTCCGCGAGCTGGACGTCACGGAACACGGCCCCGACGTTGTCGGTGAACTCGGCGCCGATCTCCTGGCGGAACACGGCCTCCGGCATCTCGTTCCGCATCTCGTCGATCTGTTCGTCGATGTCGGGCAGGGTCGGGTTGATCCAGGTCGGCATCTGCCAGGTGCGGTAGGCGGCATCCTTCGGATCGTCCGACATCCCCCGCAGCGCGTAGCGGTAGAACCAGCCGCTCCGGCCCTTCGGGGTCGAAATCGCCAGCAGCCAGCCTTTGCAGTCCAGCAGCATCGGGAGCAGCACGTTCTGCACCGGATAGTCCGGCACCATCGCGGCCTCCTCGATGATGATCCCGCACAGCCCGGCGCCGGCACCGCGCAGGTTGTCGGCCTGGTCGAGACTGCCGACCACCACCCGGCCGCCGCCCTTCAGCTCGAGGACCAGGTCGCCTTCATGGACCTTCCGGAACCGGGGCTCCAGGTTGTTGACCAGGTAGGCCCACACGCCCAGCTTTGCCGTCTTGTAGGTCGGCGCGGCCAGAATGACGGTCGCTTCCGCCGCGTTCGCCTCGTCGACGGCTTCGTGGCTGGCCAGGAACGACTTCCCGAACCGCCGGCCGCAGGCGACGATCCGCCGGCGGTGCAGGTCCTTGACAATCTCCTGCTGCGCCGGGTACAGGTCGAACTTCCACTCGACCTGCCGCGCGGCCTCGCGCGTGGCCCGGACGCGGCTGAAGACTGCGGCGTCCAGCTCAGGCATCGGGCGGGCCTCCAGGGGCGCAGCTTGCTGCGCCGGTTGAAGGGGCCTTGCCCTTGAACACCGCCAGCAACGCCTTCAGCTTCTCGGGATCGGCCAGCAGCGGCTCCAGGTCCGGGTAGTGCGCTCGGACCCAGGCCGCGAATTTGGCCTCGTAGTCGATCTGCGCCTCTTCCTCCCGTAGCGTGGCCAGCCGCGCCTCGACCTTCTTCAGCGCCGCGTCCGCCTCGATACCCTCGGCTCGGAGCAGGACCGCCGCCACGGACGCCTGCGAGCTGGCCAGCGGCGCCGCCGCCTTCGCGTTGTCCGCCTCGCTGAGAAGTTGCCCAGTCTTCGCCAACGCCAGCTTGAGGTAGCCGACCGCCATCTCGCCTTCGTCCATACCGGCGAAGTGTTCGAGCATCACCAGGTGGCCGGTCATGCTCTCGATCGCGTCCTGCAGGCTCGGGTTGAGATGCTTGGTCTTGTGCCGGCTGATCTGCGCTTGGGTGATGCTCAAGCCGGTCCGGCACTCCAACTCGGCGGCCATCTGGGCTTGCGTCAGGGGGCGCTCACCATCCTCCATGCCGGTCAACTGGCGCGTCAGCCAGGCGTAATCCTCCGGGCTGTCATAGCGCAGACGGCACAGCTCGCACCGCGGCTGCCAGTGCGGCGTCGGCAGCAGCGGATTCTGGTACAGCGATCTGAGCAGGCTGGCCATCGGCTACTCCAGCCAGCCCGCGACGTCGGGATGCCACCGGAAGCGGTTCAGCGCCCCGACCATCTCCGTGTCACCCGCCGCCTCGGCGTAGCACTCCCCGAGCAGCTCCAGGGGCGACGGCGCGGCGCGCTCGATCGCCGGGTCCGGCAGCCGAACCACCAGGTCGAACTTCACGCTGGCCAGCGGCCGGAAGCCGACCGCGCCGTGGGTTCGGCCCACCGCTGTCGTGCTGTTCTCCGCGACGCGGTTCGCCTCCACCCGGATCATCACGTGGCCGAACGGATCGGAGCCGCCGGTGCGGTACAGGATGTCGCCGAGCCGGGTATCGCCCACATGGCTGGTCCGGAGCACCTCGACGCCCTCGGGCAACCCGCGGGACATCTCGCCGCCCCGGAACGCCCGCTCGAACGCCAGCCCGGCCGCCCGCGCCGACGGCTTCCAGAGCCACGTGTCCCAACGCGACCCATACAACGCCTGGACCGTCAGGCGTACCCACATCTGGCACATCTTGCCCTGCTGCGGCCCGATCCCGTCCGCCGCGCGCCGCGTCGCCAGCGTTGCCAAACTGCGATTCATAACTACCTCCAGCGCCACAAAACGTAGGCGTAGGCCAGCGCCACCAGCACCGGCAGCAACCGCGACCGCCGCAGCGTCGCCACGGGTACCACCATGTCACTCCTCAACAGTCGGCGCGGCGCCACTACCGTCCGCCACCGTCGGGGCGCTGCCAACGGCGCGGGCAACGTCCGCCGCCGCCGCGGCCTCCGGCGGCGTCAACGCGTTCAGCCGCTCCATCCGGTCATCAGGGAAGATCGGCAGCTTCATGTGGGCCAGCTTCGCGATCACCTCCAGGTGTCGCAGCGTCCCCCGTGCGTGTCCGCTGGTGCCCCACAACAGCACCCACAAGACCGTCATGTGCCGGGTGCCGAGGATCATGTCCACGGCGCCGGCCAGGCAGATCAGCAGGAACGTCATGCCGAACCGCAATCCGGCCCGGTGCCAGGTGTCGCCGGGGTAGACCTCCACGCCGTACCGCTGTCGCAGAGCGGCGTTGCACTCCTCCTGAGCGTCCATGATGGCGGCGGGCAGAATCCGCACGTCGGTCGGCAGCTCCAGCCCCAGCGCCGCCATTTTCCGTCGCGCCGCCTTCTGCATCCACGACGCCGACAGCGCCTCGATCACCAGCAGCGGTCCGAGCGTATACGCCGCGATCCGCAGCAGGTTCGGCGCGCCGTTCCAGTACTGCGTCAGCGCCACGCCGAGTGCGCTGGCCACCGCCAGCACCCAGTTCTTCCAGATCGCCCCGATCGCCGACCAGGTCATCGCGAACTCCCGGTTGCGGGTTAATGGTTGCGGGTTGCCAACGGCCGTTCTAACCTGCAACCCGCAACCTGCAACCAACGGCTAGATCCCGATCCGCCGGGACAGCTCCTGGCGGGCCGCCGCCGGGCCGAAGGCCACCACCATCGGCGAGCCGACGGGCTGGTTGGCCTCGCTGGCGTAACCGCAAATCTTGCCGTCGATCTCGGCGACCACCAGGGCCAGCACGATGGTCAGACGGAAGAACAGGATCTTCTTCTCGAACAACACCTGCTTGACGGTCACCACGTCGGGATACGCCCGCCCCGCCACATCGCCCCAGGTCATCGGCATGTCGATCCTCCCGTAGGGGCGCTGCCAACGGCGCGCCCTGACCGCCACGAGGGCCGCCGGCCCAAAACGACGAAGGGCGCGGCAGCACCTTACGGTACCGCCGCGCCCTTCGCGCAGCACGCCCTCAGCCTAGCCTAGTCGCCGCCGGTCGTCAAGGCATGTCCTGAGCCAGTCGAAGGGCCACTCGCGCCGCCGCTTCCAGCGTGTCCAGATCGCCCGGGGCGATCGCGTCCACTTCCACCGTCCGCGGCACGGTGATCGCCGTCCGGCCGACCGTCACCGCGCCCTTCCGCTTCGCCAGATAATGCACCTGCTGCGGCGTCACCTCGAACCCGAGCCGGGCCGATAGCTGCTCGGCAACCTGCCGCAGCGTCAGGCCGCCCTCGATCGCCGCCCGCTCACCACCCGCCCGACCCATGCCAACCTCCCAGCCCGCAGCTCGCTGCGGAAGTTCCGCGCAACACGCGAATACCAGGAGCAGGGCCAACAACACCAGCATGTCGGCCCGCTCCGTTGTCATCCCTCGTCCCCGCTGACGTACTCTTCCAGCCACTCCACGATCGCGTCGGTCTGCTCCGGCGTCACGTCGTTCAGGCTCGCCACGCCGTACCGCTCGTGGACCACCGCCGCCAGTTCGTCACGGGACAGGTGGAACCGCGGCGCCGCCCGGCGAACGTAGGCCTGGGCCAGCTTCACATGCGGCGGCTGGCCTTCCTCGTCCTTGTCCGGGTACGCGAACCGGATCGCCGCCCGAGCCGCCCGGCGCTGCGCCCGGTCCTCCACGTCGATGTCCTCGGCCGCCGGCAGCGGCTCCGTGACCCGCGCGTCGCCCAACCGCGCCGTCCCGGTGCGCTTGATCACCACGCCGTCGGCCCGCACCAGAATCGCTCGGGCTCGCACACCCGCGGGCAGCGGCCCCAGCGCCGGCGCGTCGCCCAGCACCTCCGTCTCGATCTCCTTCGCGCCCAGCCCATACGCCCGCGCCAACATGTCCTTGAGGCCCTCGTAGTCCTCGTCGAAATAGCCCGTCTGTGCCATCCTCGTCTCCTGTACTCAGGCCGCGCAGGCGGCCTTTGCCCTATCCAGCCGGCCGTTCACGGCTCGGCTCCGCCTCCGTCAGCCCCGATCGCCTCCAGCACGCCCTCCAACCAAGCCTGCTCCGACGCGATCTCTTCCGGCGTCATCGTGTAATCGAGGCTCATCTGCCCCGAAGTCCGCTCGCCCGCCCGGCCGGCGAAGATCCGCATCCGCCGCCCCAGGCTCCGTATCCGCCGCGCCAGTTCCCGGCACTGCGCCAGCCGTTCCTCGGCCGTCGTCGCGAGGTAATACCCGCAGCCGCTGTCCCCGCAGATCGGCAGCCCGTCGATCACCACCAGCTCCGCAATCGCCTCCCGCACCGTCCGCCCCGGCCACCGCCCGATGTCGACCCGGGCGCAGAGCTGCGCCAGCGTCATGGCCTGCTCCCGGCCCTGGCAGCGGGTCGTGAACAGACCTGCCAGGGCCACGCGCAACGGTTCGGGGGTGTGGTGCTCAAGGGCGGGCATGGGCTACTCGCCGTCCTCGTCTTCGTCGTCCTCGGGCGGTCCGAGGTGCGCGCGCAACATCGCCAAGAGCCGCCCAGCTTCGTCGAGGGTCAGTTTCAGTTGGACAGCGGCCGACAGCGCCAACGCCAGTTGATGCCCAGGCCAGGTGGCCGCGTAGGCCACGTCCATCCTGTCTACCGCTTCGGCCAGTTCGGCCAGCAGATCGTCAATCGCTTCCTCGGGCAAACTCAGGGCAATGTATAGATCTGCCCCCTCTACGGCCCACTGCTCCCATTGCTCGTCCGTCACCATGTCGCTCTCCAATCCCCCCTCTCCGCGTGCGGAGAGGGGGCTAGGGGGTGAGGTCTACGCCGCCCGCGCACTCAGCGTCTTCAGCACCCGCCGCGCGTCGTCAGCCGTCGCGTCCGTGGTCGGCCGTTGCCGCACCAGGCTCCGCATCCGCTCGCTTTCGACCATCCCCCACACCGTGTTCCAGCCGTAGCTCGCCCGCTGGTCCACCACCCGCGGGTCCGGCGCGCCCCAGCCAGCGCGGTGGGCCTCGCTGATCCAGTCGGCGCAGAACTCGCCGCCCAGCGCCTTGTGCAGCTCCGCTTCGTCCACCTTCGGCATGTCGAACCGGTACCGCAGCCGCGCCGACAGCGCGTCGTCGGGCGCCATCGTCGCCTGCAGCCCCAGGCTGCCCACCACCACCAGGTTGCCCAACAGGTCGATCGCGTGGCGCAGGTACGCCAGGCTGCTCGGACGCAGGTGCTCGGCGTGGTCCAGCACCAGCATCTGCTCGGTCTGCTCCAGCCGCATCGCCACCTGCCGCGCCAGGTCCGCCGCGCCGTCGGACCGGCCGACGACCACGCCCAGCCCCCACGCGATGCAGCCCCAGAACCCGCGGCCGCTGTTCGCGTACGGCTCCAGCCGCACCGTCGCCAGTCGCGTCGCCAGCGCCTCATCGCGCGCCGGCGCGCGGTCGACCGCCTCGCTCTTGCCCCAGCCGTTCTGCCCGCAGACCACCACCAGCCGCCCCATCGACGGCGCGGCGCGTAACACGCCGGTCACCTGCCGCAGTCCCTCGGTCTCGAAAACTCGCATGTCTCTCCTCACTTCCAGAGGCCTAAGCCCTCGTCGTTGTCAGGCCGCGCGCTCTCCCGCTCCGTGCTCGCCATCACAAACCCCGCCAGTGCCTCCGCCGCTACCGTGTCCGGCTCTTGCGTCAGCCGCCGTTTGCCCGGCCGTGGGTGCAGCTCCGCCACCGCGGCCAGCGCCGGCTTGGGCGGCGCCATGACCTGCTCGACGTCCACCTGGACCGTGCGACCGGGCTTGATCGCCTCCTCGGCCTCGCGCAGACCCACGTCCGCCGCCGCCGCCGCCTCGTCGCTGATCAAGCCGTGCTCCGCCAGCGACGCGACCCGTTGCCGCGTCCGCTTCAGGTCCTTCACGCGCTCCCGGCCCGCCTTGTGGGCCCGCGCGACGTGCTTCACCGTCTCGTTGTCGCCGACGAACACGTCCGGCAACGGCTCCGCGATGCACACCAGTTGGTCGGTCTCCGGGAGCACGACCCAGAGCGCGCCGGTCCAGCCGTCGAGATAGCGGACCTCCATCTCGCAGCCGCCGAAGTCGGCCAGCCGGGGATGGGTGTACGCGCGGTGGTTCCAGATGATGTGGCCCTCGCCGCTCACCTGCCGGGTGTCCTTGTGCATGAAGGCCCAGCCCAGCTCCGCGCGGCTCGGCACGTCCCGCAGCGCGGGCTTCGTCATCTCCCGCTGCCAGCGGACCAGCCGGCTCGCCCGATCATCCGACCCGTGGCGCTTGCAGGGTTGTCGGATGAACTGCGGCAACCACCGGCGGTGCAGGTCGTTCAGCTCTCCGAGGGTCAACAACTCGGCCGGCTTGGCCTCGCCGTCGTGGACCAGGCGCAACGCCAGCGGCTGGTTCTCCTCCTTGCCGTCGCTGCCGCAGTAGCCCGGCAGCCCGGCCTCGAACTCGTCCAGCAGAATGTGGTGCCAGCCCTCGATCAGCCCGTGGTGCGTCGGCTCGCCCCCCGCCGACTTCTTACCGTGCAGCTTGATGCCCAGCGACTCGGTCGAGCCCAGCGCCCACTTCGACCAGTGCTGCCGGCCCTTGTCCCACCAGATCCCCTCGGGCACGCCGCACATCGGCAAGTCGTACGCCGGGTCGGGGTAGATGCTGTCGATCAGCGCCGCCTCCACCGTCGCGGTGTCGTAGGCGCGGTAGTAGCCGCCGCCCATCGGGCAGCCGCTCTTGACGTCCATGAAGGTGAACTTGTAGGGCCGGTACTCCCGCCACGTCAGGATCTCCCCGGTCTCCTTGTCGATCTCGTCCGGCTCCCTCACGAACACGTCGGCCGTCCGCTGGTCCGCGATCCAGACCTGGTTGCTGTACTTCGCCTGCAGCCTGTGCTTGCTGGTCGAGGACCGCTTCGCTTCCTTGTCCGTCATGCCGTGCCGCTCGTCAACCTCCCGGCGCCACTTCTGCATCGTCGCGTAATGCCGCGGCGTCAGACCTCGCGGCGCGCACCAGTCCTCCACGAAGATCGGCAGCAGCCGCGCGGTCCTCAGCGGCTGATAGTCCGGGTGTTGGCAGTACCACTGCCACTTGATCTTCATCGCCGCGGTGTCGTCACCGCCCCGGGGCTGCCCCGCGTCTTTGCGCTCCTTGCGCGCCGCGGCCTTCTCGCCCCATTTCAGATACGCGGTGAAGCGGTTCGAGACGTTCGACACGCCGCAGCCGAACTCGGCCGCGATCGCCTCCTTCATCCGCATCCGCTCGGGACCCGGCTCGGCCGCGATGATCCGCCGGAACGCGTCTTCCCAAGCCGCCTGCTGCTTGGCGGCTTCCGGCCCCTGCCGTTTCTGTCGCTCCATCGCGCTCTCCCGTAGGGGCACGGCCTGCCGTGCCCCTACGACCTGTCCGTGCTAGGAGGGCAGGACGATCAGCCCTCGCTTGTCGAGCTTCCGGCGCCTCGCCTCGGCCACCAGCTCGTGGTAGGCGCTGCTCGCCGCGATATGCGCCGGGGCGAACTGGTGCAGCGCCTCGACCAACTGTTCGTCGCTCAGCTCCTTCGCCACCGCGTGGAGCACCCGCGACCGATCCCGGAACTCGCCCCACTCCAGCGGCAGCTCGCCCTGGTACATCGGCTTGTCGAGTAGCGGGGAGCGGTCCAACGGATCGTCGTCGCGCGGACCCTCCGGCGGCGCCGCCTCCGCGCCGCCGGCCTCGACCTTCTTCAGCTCCGCTTCGACCGCCGCCCGCACCTGCGCTGTGGTCATCTGCGTCACCGTCCGCGACCGCACCAGCGACCGATCCAGATCGTCCCGCACCAGGTGCTCCCGGAGCAGCTCGCCGTGCCACACAAAACTGCGCCAGAACATCTCGGGCAGCTTCGAGATCTCGTAGGCCGCGTAGTTGGGCAGGTCGCACTGCACCCCGTAGCAGACCTGCGCCGCGGCC